GCAGTGATCTCAATACCGGCACGTTTGAGCGTGCGATGCTTTGGTTCTCCGAAAACTGGCCGGAAGGGGCTGAATGGCCCGCCGGCGTGTCGAGGCCTCTGGTTTCGGAGGCGGCCGAATGATGTTCCCCCAGCAAGGTACCGGTTACCTCCTCCCAACTGGCGACCTTGCCATCTGGCAGGGACGCGCCCGATCGCGGCGCGTCCCTGTCTCTGTTTTTGCCTCTGCGTATCCATGCGGCCCTCCTTGATCTGATGGGCTGACCCTAAGCCGCCGGCGCGCGGCCTTCACGGAATCCTTTCGGTTGATTTTTTCCTTGACCCAAACTCAGGGGTGTTTTCGTGCGTGCAATTTCTGACGAACATGCATTCATCATCAAGGCCGCCACGGCTGCGTCTTACGAGGCTCTCGGCGGCGTGAGCCGGGCCGCCGAGGCGCTCGGCGTCGCATCGTCGACGCTGACGAAATACGCCTCCACGGGCGAGGAATGGCGCGACAGCTTCATCCGCCTCGATCTTGCCGCCGAACTCGATCGGCGCTGCGATCATCCGTTTCTGCTCACCGCCATGTCGCGGATCGTGAAAGACGAGCGGCTTTCCAGCTTCGGAGCGGTCACCGCCAGTGCGGTCCTGCGCCTGGATGGCGTGCTCGACGATGTCGTGCGCACCGTCGCCCAAGCGATCGAGGATGGCCGAATCGACGCAGCAGAACGCCAGGCCATCCGCAACCGCATCGTGGCGGCAAAGCAGGATCTTGCCCGCCTCGAGGCGATGATGATGGACGGAGCCGCCTGATGGACGGCGATCCGGAAAACCCGACCAAGACGGTGAATGCGATCTGCGCGCTGCTGCCCGACGACCCGGAATCGGCAGTGAGCGTCGTGACCGTCGCCTGTGCCGCAGCGGCGATCTCGGCCGGACTGGATGATGAGGCGACCGTCGACGGGCTGCGCGCGGCGCTCGAAACCATGCGCGGAGCCGGTTTCGGCGATATCACCCGCAAGGGAGTGCACTGATGCAGGGTGCCGCTCTCTCCTCGACGTGTTGGACAGCCGGCGGGCCGGTCGGACCGCGTCGCCTCGCTTTCCTACGACGGGTGCGCGCCGCCGGCGCCACCTACAAACTCGCTCGCAATGCCGATCGCGAGGCGGTCGAAACGGCGCTCGCCGCCGATTTCGTCGCGTGGATCGGTCGCAGCCGCGACGATGTGCGGCTGACGGCGAGAGGCGCGGAATATCTCGATCGTCTGGCGAGGGTGGAATGACGACGCTTTCCCGCCAGATCCTCGTCGAGCGCGTGCTGACGCTCTGGCTTCAGGAGAACCGCGACACGCACTCGATCGCCGCCGAACTCGGCATCGACGAGGACGAGGTCTGCAGCATCATCGAACAATCGGAAGGAAGAAGGCCGTGAGAGCAATTGAGGCATTGCAATTTCCTGACGTGAAGCCTGCCGAGATCACTTCGGCGCCGCCGGAGGTGCGGATGGTCCCTCCCTCCGAGCTTTGGGTGGACGAGTCCTATCAACGCGGGCTTTCAGATCGTTCCATGCGGCTGATCCGCAAGATCATCGGCGAATGGGACTGGACGGCATTCAAGCCGCCGGTCGTCGTCGAGGTCGATGGAAAGCTGCAGGTGATCGACGGCCAGCATACCGCGCTCGGCGCACTGACGCATGGTGGCATCGAGCAGCTGCCGGTGCTCGTCGTAAAGGCGGATCGGCAAGAGCTGCGCGCCAATGCCTTTGTCCGCCATAACCGGGATCGAATTCAGGTCACCCCGACGCAGCTGCACACGGCGATGGTGGCGGCCGGCGACGAGGATGCGCTGACCATTGCGCAGGTCTGCGAGCGAGCCGGTGCGACAATCCTGAAGAATCCGCCGCCGTTCTCCCGGTTCAAGCCGGGTGAAACGATGGCGATCAGCACGATTTCCGCAGTCGTCAGCCGCCGCCATGCTGTCGGCGCGCGCAAGGTGCTGGAAGTGTGCGTGAAAGGGGGCGCTGCTCCGGTCTCGGCCGCGATAATTCGCGCGGTGGAACACCTGCTTTTCGCCAAGGAATATGCCGGCGAAATTGAACCGGAGCGCATTTCTCTCCTGATCTCCTCGCGGCTGTCGACGCTGGAGCAGGAGGCGCAGCGGTTTGCCGCCGAGCGGAAGATGCCGCTTTGGCGTGCGTTGGCCTCCGTCATCTACATGAACCGGCGGAAGGCGCGCTGATGGACAGGATCGTTCTCGATCTCCAGCGCGAGATCGCCATTCTCCGCGAGCGGGTACGCCAACTCGAAGAGGCGCTGGCGCCAACCACCGTGCCCGTTCCTATCGAATTCGGGCTGACGAGTAGCGAGGCCCGCGTTTTCGCGCATCTCGCGACCCGTGACATTGCCACCAAGCAATCCGTGATGATCGCGCTCTACAGCGACCGTGTCGACGTGGAGCCGGAGACCAAGATTGTTGATGTCTTCGTCTGCAAAATGCGGAAGAAGCTCGCGCGTTACGGCGTCACGATCGAGACCGTATGGGGGCAGGGATATCGGCTGCTCAACCGGCACGAATTCTGTGCGGGGAAGGCAGCATGATCGGCGCGGCGCTTCCGAAGCTTGGACCGAAGGCGCGCGAGATCGTCGAGGCAGTGTTGCACGAGGGCATCTATCGGGCACTGAAAGAGTCCGACACTGCCGTTTGCCGCAATCTGAACAGCCGCCAGTTCCTCGCGCGCGACAAGAAAGATGGAGCGGTCTGGTATCCAACGGCGAAGCTTTGCGAGCTGGCCGGCGTGTCGCCGCCGGCAATCGGGCAGGGGGGCGAAGGCGGACCTGGCGCGCCGGAAGCGGGCGCCGATCGCCTTCCTGCGCCTCCCGAAGCCGAACCCGGACGCACGCTGATCCGAATTCCGCTCGACAGGATTGATGTCGGATTCCGGCTCCGCCAGGCGGACACGGAGAAGGTCGTGGCCCTCCAGGCGTCCTTTTCCGAGCTTGGGCACCGCACGCCGGTCAGCGTGACACGGCGGCCGGATGGCGAGCGTTTCCTCCTTTCGGCCGGGCTTCACCGGCTCGAGGCGGCCCGGTCGCTCGGCTGGGCCGACATCCTCGCCTTTGTCGAAGAGGGCGACGATCTCGACGCGGAGCTTTGGGAGATCGACGAGAACCTTTGTCGCGCTGAACTGACGCCCGCCGATCGGGCGCTCTTCACCTTCCGCCGCAAGGAAATTCACCTGATGCGCCACCCGGAAACGGGGCATGGCGGCGACCGGCGATCAAACGGCAAAGTTTGCCACTTGAACGAGGCGCCTAAGGGCTTTGTCGCCGTGACGGCGGAGGCGACGGGAAAATCGGAGCGGGCTGTCCGGCTGGATGCCGAACGCGGCGAGAAGATCAGCGAGCGGGCGCTGCGGCAGATCCGCGGCACGCGCCATGATACCGGCGTGACGCTCGACCGGCTGAAGGGGCTCACCGAACAGCAGCAGCTCGCCTATGTCGAAGCGCTGCGGGAGGCTGACAAGCGCGTCGCCGAAGAGGCTAAGGCGATCCGCGACGGCAATCAGGCGCTCTCGCGCAAGATCCGTGGCGCCGTGATCCGCGCCATTGCCGAGCGCGGCACGGTCTCAGCCGGCGCAATGCCGCGCGCTGCCTTTCCGATCATCTATGCCGATCCGCCGTGGGAGCAGGAGGCCTGGAGCGAGGAGCGGGGGCAGGATAGGGGGCTTTCCTATCCGCATATGCCGCTCGACGAAATCAAAGCGCTCTGCGCTGGTGATGCGAGCCCGGCGACGCGCGACGCGCTCCTCTTCTTGTGGGTGACAGCCAACCGGCTCGACGACGGCATCGACGTGCTGCGCGCCTGGGGATTCGATTACGTCACCTGCCTCGTTTGGGACAAGTCGCGTATCGGCATGGGCCGATGGGTGCGGGACCGGCACGAGATACTGCTTCTCGGCAAACGCGGGAACTTCCCGGCGCCGATCCCCGGCACGCAGAGCGCCTCGGTCCATGCCGAGGCTAAGGGTGAACACTCGGCCAAGCCCGTCTATTTCGCGGAAATGATCGAGAGGCTCTATCCGGACCTCCCGAAGCTGGAGCTGTTCCAACGGCGCGAGAGCCTTGTGGCCGGCGACGTTCGGCTGAACGGCAATTGGACGTTCTGGGGAAACCAGGCGGGCGTGCCGCAAGGCGAGGAAGAATCCTCCGAGGATGCCCGCGACGGGCGCGCCTGCGTGACCAAGGAAGAACTAGCCGAGTTCAAGGCGCTGGGCGCGGTCGACGGCGGATGCATGGGCGGCGGTCCGCTGCTCGAGGAGATGATCGCTCTCGGCCTGGTGTGGCCCTCTAATCCACCGCAACTGACAGTCGGCGGCGCCGCGCGCCTGCGGGAACTCGAGGACAAGGTTAAGCGGGCGTCCGATGGCGATGCCGTGAGATGCGCCAAAAGCGAGGAAGCATGATCAACATCCTCGCCATTCGACCTTCCGCCGATGTGATGCACGCCTTCGACGCCCTGCCCAAGGCCCTGCGCGAGGCAATTGCCTCGGCCCCATTTGCATTCGATCCGGAGGAGATCGGCCAGCGCCTTGCCCGTGGCAGGTCGGCCGGCTCGGTCGTACGTGAGATCGAACGGGTCAGCGGAGGTGCGGCGTGACGCAGTTCCTCCCCATCATCGAAGAACTTGCCGATGCGCCGGATCATGCGGCGCGGGCGCGATGGCTGCTCGAAGTGCCGCTCGCGGTGATCATTCGCGACCAGGTGACCATCCACCGGCTGCTCTCAGCGGCCGGTTTTCACGAGGGTCTGGCCTACTTCGCAGCCGAGATCGCGGCGCTTTCGGCGACGCGCGGCCGGGACGGGCTCGCGCCAAGCACAATCCGAATGACGCGGGAACATGCCCGCATCGGAATTCAGATCATTGCGCGCGGCGGCGCTTTGGAGGGGGCAAGGTATGTTTCGAACTGACCTGTTCAGCGAGACGAGCGCAGGCGCGCTGATGGCTTCGGCTTACATCGGCGCGCCGCTGATCGTCGACAGCTTTGCCGGCGGCGGTGGAGCCTCGACCGGTATCGAGATGGCGCTCGGGCGCTCGCCGGACATCGCCATCAATCACAATCCGGAAGCGTTGGCGTTGCATGCAGCGAATCATCCGGAGACGCATCACCTTTCCGAGAACGTCTATCGCGTCGATCCGCTTGACCATCTCAAGGGGAAGCACATCGGCCTCGCCTGGTTCTCGCCGGACTGCAAGCACTTCTCCAAGGCCAAGGGCGGCAAGCCCGTGGAGCGCAACATCCGCGATCTTTGCTGGATCATCCCCGGCTGGATCGAGCGCATCCAGAAGAGCGGCGGCCGCGTCGATATCGTCATCATGGAAAACGTCGAGGAGTTCAAGGATTACGGGCCGCTGATCGAGACCGAGCGCGGCCTGATGCCAGATCCCGAGCGGAAGGGCGAGCTTTTCGAGAAGTGGTGCAAAAAGCTGCGCCGCCTCGGTGGCCGGATCGAATACCGCGAGCTGATCGCCTATGAATTTGGAGCTCCGACAATCCGCAAGCGTCTGTTCGTCATCATCCGTTTTGACGGCAAGCCGATTGTCTGGCCCGAGCCCACGCACGGTAAGCCTAGCGACCCGGATGTGATCTCCGGCAAGAAGCTGCCGTGGCGCACCGCAGCTGAATGCATTGACTGGTCTCTGCCTTGCCCGTCGATCTTCGACACCTCCGAGCAGATTTGGGCGAAGCATAGCTTGCGTGCAGTTCGTCCGCTCGCCGACGCCACGATGGCGCGTGTTGCCCGAGGCATGAAGCGATACGTTCTCGATGCGGAGCGACCGTTCCTAGTGCAAACAGGGTACGGCGAGCGGATAGGGCAGGCGCCGCGCGCAATGAGCGTAGACGATCCTCTCGGCACTGCTGTCGCCGGCGGCATCAAGCACGCCTTTGTCGCGCCCTCGGTGATCCGTTTCAACACCGGCGCGACCGGTCAGGATGCCCGCGAGCCGCTTTCCACGGTTACGGCGAACAGCTTCATCAAGCGACCGGGCGGCGCCGCGCCATTGGTTATCATTGCGCCGGTTCTCACTGCTGCGCAGCAGGGCGGCTCCGTTCGCCCGGTCGATGCTCCGCACCACACCATCACTGCCAGCAACAAGGATCAGAACTCGGTCATCGTCCCGACGCTGATCGGCTGTGGCGGCCGGGCAGGGCAGAGCCGCCCATGCGGCGGCGGCGAGCCGAACGGGACGATCACCGCTAAGGCGGATGGATGCGTTGCAGTCGCTTTCATGGCGCAGCACAACAACGACAGCCGCCGTATCGGTGGCGTCAATCCGGGTCGCCCTGTAGATGAGCCGATATCGACAGTGACAGCAACCGGCGCACAGCAAGGGCTCGTCACGCCATATCTGTCTCACCTATACACCTCGAACACAGCAGGCGGGCAGGGAAACCCGGAACGCCCGCTCAAGACGGTCACGGCGGGTGGCGGCCATGCCGCCCTCGTTTCTCCGTTCCTGCAAGCCTACTACGGAACCGGCGACGGGCAGCACGAGACCGAACCTATGCGGACGGTCACAACGAAGGATCGCCACGGCCATGTCGAGGCTACCGTCAGCGCGCCGCCTTTCACCGAGGCGCAGGCTGATCGCGCCCGAGAGGTTGCGGCGTTCATGCGGTCGCACGGCTTCTGGGACGGTCGCGAGTTCGTCACGGTCGAGATCTCTGGCGAGACCTTCGTCATAGTCGACATCGGCATGCGGATGCTCACGCCACGCGAACTCTACAACGCGCAGGGCTTCCCGCCAGATTATGTGATCAACGGCGCGTGGGACTATCAGGCCGATGGCGCTGGGCCCGTTTGGCGTGACTTCTCGAAATCGGTGCAGGTCTCCTGCGTCGGCAATTCTGTGTCGCCGCCGGTGGCGCGGGCGCTCGTCGCGGCCAATTGCGGGCACTTGGCAGCCCAGCTGGAGGCCGCATGAACTGGTTGGATGAAAATTACAGGATCGTATTGATGTGCGGTGATGTCGACGTGGGTGCGGTCTATCCGCCATCAGGACGCGCCAGTGTCTGGCGCTGGAGAGTTTGGGTGACGAAGAGCGGCCACCCTGCGCGGGGCTCGGAGCCTACCAGGCGCGGCGCGATCGGGCAGGTGGAGACCAGCTTCAAAGCCTTCCTGACTGCCGCGGGCCTCGCGGCGAAAGGCGGTGCGGCATGAGCCAGGAAGCTACGATCCGGCGCGGCGTGCGCAATGCGCGCTATGCGGCGATACCTAATCATGTTTTTGAGGATGATCGGCTCTCAATGGAGGCGCGGTGGCTGCTTAGTTACCTGCTTTCCAAGCCGGACAACTGGACCGTCGTCATAGGTGACATCATCAAGAAGGGAAATTGCGGGCGAGACAAGGCTCGGAAGATGATCGCCGAGCTGGTGGACGCCGGCTATGCGGAGCGCGAGCAGCAGCGGGCGGACGGCAAATTCGGCGCCTCTGTGCTGGTGATTTTCGACGAGCCGCGGGTGTCGGCAGCTGCCGAACCGGAGGGTGTTGCATCTTTGCCGCAGACGGATTTGCCGGCGACGGCATCGCCGTCGCCGGTTCCGCCGTCGCCGGTAAAATCGGCACATAGTAATAACTCAGATTCAGCAAATACTGATTATCAGAATCTGAGAGAGGGCGGGCGCGAGGCTTCGGAAGATGGGCAGGAGCCGGAAGATCCGCGCAAGATCGACGCGGCCTTCTGGGCGCTGGTGAAGGACTGGCCGGGGTTCGCCGGCATGCCGAAAGAGCCGGCTCGGAAAGCGTGGTTTGCCCTTTCGGCTGATGAGCGGCGGGCGGCGGCCGAGCGCTTCCCTCGTTGGCTGCAGCTGCTGAAGGCGCAGAAGAAATCCCATACTCCGGCGCCGTCGACCTATTTCGGCGAGAAGCTCTGGCTTGACGTGCCGGCGCAGGATGGGGCCGCGAAGCCGGCGAATGCCATGGCGGCGCCGTTCGGCAAGCTCTGGTCTGCGACCCGCACCGCCGATCTGCTGCTGCCGCCGACGGGCATCATTGCGCCCCCAACGCAGTTCCAACAGTCGCTGATCAGGCAGGGTAAGACGACGCTCGATGCCGTGCGGGCAGAACAGCGCATGAAATGCGGCTGGCCAACGGTCAACACCATGCATGAACGGGCTCGGGAGCGGCAGGGCTGGCTTTGTCCCCTGGTCCTGGAAGAGGCATCGCAAGGCTTTCAGCATGTACACCGAGACGGCGACCTGATGACAGCATGGCGCCGCGAGCACCAGCGCCGTGGGTGGCCTTTCCCTGAAGGCAAGCTGCCTGACTGGTTCTACTTCCCGCCGATCGAAGGTGAGGGCGATCTCGACCTCCTCGTTGCCGAGGCTGTCGAGCGCTACCGCGAACGGATTTCCGGCTATCTCGCAGACAGGAGCAAGGGCGATGATCATGCAGCGTAGGACAATGACCGGAAGCCCGATCGCGCTGCAGAGCGGTGATCGTTTCGAGGACCGGATGCGCCGAATCACAGAACGAAACTTGAGGGCTGCCTCTATGAAAGTGATAGAAATGAACCCCGATTTGGCTCGCTGGTATTGCCTGCTCGTGAAGAAGGGCCGCGAATTCGATGTGGAAAACTCTCTAAAAGACGCTAACGTCGAAGCGTTTATGCCGTGCGAACGTGTCGTAAAGGTCCGTCATGGGCGGCAAATCGAGGCTGATATTCCTTACTTCCCGAGCTACATGCTCGTGAGGTGCGTCCCTTCACCTGAGGCTTTTCATGGTCTTCGGAGGCACAGGAATGTGCTCGATATCGTCGGTGGAGCATCTGGCTATCACATCGTGAGAGACGAGAATGTTGCAATGTTTAAAAGGGTTTGCGATGGCGCCGAGGCGCCGCGCGTCGCCACAGACAAGACCTTCAAGGAAGGCGATCGCGCCGACATCGTTCTTGGTCCTTTTGCTGGCTTCATGTGCATCGTGACAGCGGTGAAGTGGTGCCGGCAGGCGAAGGCAAGTGTCCGCATCGACGTACAAGGTCGCCCCTTCGACATCGACAGCATGCCTCTTGCGTTTCTCAAAAAGTCGTGACAGTCATTTTGCCGACGGACGAACTGGATACCGTAACCCTCCGATCCCCTTTCCTCAGTGCAAGGGCAGAGCAGGCGCCAAGCCTCAGGGAACAACGCTCCGGTCCCATACCCTGACAGCCTCGATACGAGGCACCGACTCAGGGCCAGTGCGAAAGCTATGAGCAGATAACAGGGCGGCCCGAGAGGTCGCCTTTTTCGTTTAAGGTTATGAGCGTGCCTTTCCGGAGCTTCTGATGATCGACGCTCAGATCAAAGTCGATCTCCAGCAATTCAATCGATCCCTGACGGATATCGAGCGAAAGCAGCTTCCCTACGCCGTCATGCTCACGCTGAACGAGACGGCCAAGGGTGGCCGCCTCGAAGTCCAGCGGGAGATGGATCGGGTCTTCGACCGGCCAACCCCTTACGCCAAGCGGGGCGTGGTTTATGACCGCGCGTCCCGGCAGAACCTGAGGGCGGCGGTTGTCGTGACCGGTGACCGAACGAAGGGCGGCTTGCCTGCCACGGCATTCCTCGGGCCGCAGATCGAGGGAGGCCAGCGCACACACAAGGCCTTCGAGCGCCAGCTCGTCGATCGTGGTTTGATGCAGCGGAACCTCGTCGCGGTACCAGCGAAGCGGGCGCCGCTCGATCGCTACGGCAACATGACGCAAGGGTTTCTGAACCGTGTCATGGGCGACCTGCAGATCGACTATCGTGGAGCGGGCGCGACCCGTACGCGCACATCAACGTCGCTCAAGCGGAACAAGAACTACAAGAACGCCCGGTTCTTCGTGCCGAAGCAGCCTTCGCACCTCTACCCGGGCGTTTACCAGCGCGATCCGGCAACGAACGCGATCCATCCGGTGATCCTGTTCGTGCCTCAGGTTTCGTATCGCGTCCGCCTTCGCCTGCGTGAAGTCGTCGAGCGGTACGTGGTCGCCAACGTCCACGATCATTTCGCCGTCGCCTTCCAGCGGGCGGTTCGGACTGCCCGATAGGCCGCTCCGATGGTTCATGGGTCCTTCCTGGCATCCGCCCGCCTGCGGGTATTTGGCACGGCGGAGGTTGTCCAGTCTGAGCGATTTTTTGAAGCCTAAAGTCAGAACCTAAACTAAAGAGCGCGGCTAAAGTCGGACCTAAAATGACACTGTCCGTCGAAACCATGACCAAGGGCGCCTTCGCCGCGCATATCGGCGTGAGCGCCGGTCGCATCTCGCAGTACATCGCTGAGGGCAAGATTTACGGCGATGCCCTCGAAGGCGACGGCAGGTCGGCGAAGATCAGGCCGGCGGTCGCGCGGCAACAGCTCCAGAAGACGCTGGAGCCGTCGCAGCGGTTCGGGGCGAATGGTGCGGCCGTTCTCAAGCCGTCGGCCGTGCAACCGAATCTGCAGCTCGCTCCGTCGGATGGTGCATCGGCGCCGCCGCCACGGTTGACGTTCACCGACGATGTCGCCGATCAGCTCGCGGCCGAGCGGCTTCGCCAGCAGCAGATCACGACTGCACGACTCGAGCGCGAAGAGGCGTTGGAAGTCGGCCGTTACATGCTGACCGACGAGGCCAGACGGCAGACGGTGCGCGCGGTCTCCGAGGCCTTCAAGGTCATGGAGCAGGGTATTCCGGAGATGGCAAAGGCAATCGCGGCCCAATTCGGCGTACCGATGCATGACGCGACGCACACGCTGCTGAAGGCTTTCCGCGAAGTGCGCGCGAAGAAGGCGGCAGGCTTCCGCTCTTTGATCGACGAGGTTCCGGAGCACATCGAGGATGGGCAGCCGTGACAATGCTCTACAATCCCGAGCGGCTGGTTTACCAGGTCCTCGCCGAGATCTGCGAGCCGCCGCCAGCGGTCGACTATCTCAAGTGGGCGAAGGAAAACATCGTGTTTTCCGAACGCATCACGGACCATCCGGGGCCGTACAACGAAGACCTGGTGCCGTTCTTCTCGGAAATCCTGCGGGCGCTGTCGCCGGAAGATCCGTGCAACATCGTCAGCCTCGCGAAGTCGGCGCAGATCGGCGGCACTATCTGCGCCAACATCTTCACGCTCGGCTCGCTCGACATGGCGCCCGGCGATTTTCTCTACGTCCACCCGACCGAGGAGAACGCCGCCCGCTGGTCGAAGACCAAGCTGATGCCGCTGGTGCGCGAGATGCCCGCGATCGCCAAGCTGTTCTCGCAGAACAGCCGCGATGCGAGCAACTCGGTGCTCTACAAGGAACGCATCGACGGGCGCGGCGCCATCCAGGCGGCCGGCGCCAACTCGCCGGCAGGCCTGTCGATGATCTCGCCGAGAAAGCAGGTCCAGGACGATCTTGCCAAATGGCAGATGAACGAGGCCGGTGATCCGGAGGTTCAGGCGGACAGCCGCAGCAAGGCATTTTTCAACGGCAAGATCTTCAAGATCTCGACGCCGATGGTATCGCCGGGCTGCAAGATCACGTCGAACTATCAGGAAGGGACGCAGGAGACCTACCACGTTCCGTGCCCGCACTGCCACGAGCTGCAGGAGCTGCGCTGGGAGAACATGCGGGATCACATCGATCCCGAGCATCCCGAGCAGGCGCATTTCGTCTGCATCCATTGCGGCTGCGAGATCCACGAGCACCATCGCGAATGGATGGTGAAGCCGGAGAACGGGGCGAAGTGGGTTGCCAAGTATCCGGAGCGCGGCCGACGGCATCGGTCCTTCCGCATCTGGATGGCCTATTCGCCCTTCGAGCGGTGGGAGAACCTGGCGCGCGAATGGCTGACGGTCCAGGCCGGTGGCCCGGAGAACCGGGAAAAGGGTTCCGGCGCCGAGCAGACGTTCTGGAACGACTGGCTCGGGCTCGCCTTCGAGGCGGACAACAAGGCGATCGACTGGGAGGTGCTCCGCGATCGCGCCGAGGATCAGGGTTTCCAGCGCGGTGTCATCCCGGCCGAGGCGCTGGCGCTTGTGCTCGGCATGGACGTGCAGGGCGATCGCGTCGAATGGCTACTGGTCGGCTACGGCCGGAATCGGTACCGGGCCGTGATCGACCACGGTGTCATCGACCATCGTGCCGGCAGCCACCTGGCCGACGCCAAGGAGCATTCCGGTCACATCTCGGAGCCGGAAGTGCGCGCCGCCCTCGATCGGCTGCTGCAGCGCGAGTGGCTCGACGATGCCGGCCGCAAGCGCACCGCCGATCGTGTCGCGATCGATGGCAACGCCTATACCGACGATGTCTGGAACTGGGTTCGCAAGCATCCGAAGTCGCGCGTCATCATGGTGCGCGGCGGCAATACGGAAGCAGCGCCGCCGATCGTGCAGACGAAAGAGTACG